AATCTAATACCTTCTACCTCATCAAATGCTTTAACCATTTGAAGTATGTCGTCTTTATAATGGTGCTCAACAATAACTTTTGGATATTCTAAAATAGTTGAGGCGATGTGATTTCCAATATTTTTCTTAGACGATACGATTCTATTTTTATTTCCCATCTCAACCATGTCGGCAAAATATCTTAAAACATGCTCTTTTAATTTAGAATCATTCATACCTTCTCTAACAGACTTAAATATGTCGTGTGTACCTAATATACTGTATGGTCGAAGGTCATCTAATAAATGAGTTCCTTTCTTTTTTGCTCCCATACTTTCTGCAAACGAATTTGCTTGATCAGAAGATAATTTAATCCCTGTTCCTTCAGGATTATGTAACTCCAATCCTCCGTCTTCTAAAACCTTTGTATGTAAAAACGCACCATTATCATTTCTTGATTGTAGTTCTTTAGCAGTCTCCATAACTATCTCCAAAGTGCGCCTCACAAGCTACAGGTAAGGTTGTAGCCCAATCAGGCGGGGTTGACATCGTATCAATAATAAACTTCATCGCATCATCTATCTCTACCTCAGGTATCACATTCACTACCGCATCATGTACCGTTAAGACGGGTCTATACTTCTCATTAATCTTTAACATCTGCTCACCAATAATAATCCGAGCTAATGCTTGCACCACGTTCTCTACCACAGATCCACCCCAAATGGATATGAATCCACGTCTTGACTTATAAACAAATTTAGATTTAGCTTCTGATGTATCCCAAGTAAGACCCGGATATTTAATATATAACCCATTAGGTAACTTGATGCCTTGAGGTGTAGCGTATAACGTATTGTGTCGACCAATAGGATAGGGCTTCTTCACACTCACGCCATAGATCAATCACCTTGCTATTAACATTACGATATACACTTACTAACCTTTTACATTCGCGTTCATCTAACTCAACGCCTGCTGCCAATTTTAAAGTCTGTTGTAGTTTAGCCCACCCTGTGCCATAACCTAATCCTAAAATACAAGTCTTACCTACAGCACGTTCAGTCTTGTTGGCTTTAGTAATGGGTCGATCATATACAGTTGAAGCAAACTCACAATAAACATCGCGTTCTTCTTTGTACCATTGGACAACATCGTCTTGTCCCGCTAACCAAACTAACACTCTAGCCTCGATCTGTGATGAGTCAGCGTTGATAACTTTGTGTCCATCAGGTGGAATGATCGCGTTCTTTAATGCTTTCTTCTTCTTATCTCTTGCTGGTAAGTTTTGAAAGTTAACCTTATCTGAGCCTGCCCATCGTCCTGTATGAGCGCCATAGTATTTAAGAGGAATAGGTAGCTTACCTTTGTTACGTGCACCAATACCAATAAACCTTTCAATACGAGATTCTTCTATTGTTGACTTAGTACCTAAACGAACTGTACAAAGTTGTTGAATAAACGGGTCTTCATGTTCACATAAATCTAAGAAGCCTTGATCACCTTTAGCAAGTGCATACGTTTCTTTACCCGTCGCTGGACTAATCTTTGTAGGAACGATGACACCTAACTCTTGTAGTATCTCTGCAAATTGTTTATTACTTGCTAACTTAGCACGGACACATTCTTCTGTCTCACATTCTAACTTAACCATGAGACCTTGTAATAACTCTGACTTCTCAGCTTGGACTTCAATGAGTCGGTCTTGTAATAGGGCGTCGTCCACTTCTAATAGTGGTTGTGTATACATACGAAGTGTTAAGTCGATGAGATCAATCTCTGACTGAGGAAATTTAGGTGCGAGTACGCCGAATAGTTTGTAAGTTAAGTTGACGTCATTTACACAGTAGCCCGCGTAGGCTGACAATTCAGTAGGACTAAAGTCTTCTAACCTTTTACCCTTAGCTTGAACGACTTCTGTACCCTTGACACCTAGATCATAATGTTCGACTAAGTATCCTAAAGACCCACCCACTTCAACGCCGTTCGTAGCCCGTGCCATAGACAGAGTATCCAAGTAGAGACCAGGAATGATACCAAAGCGGAATGCAAGAATAGCCCCGTCGAACTGCGTGTTGTGGCAAAGAAGGGCAGAGTTTTTCCAATCAATTTTGTTAAGAGAATCTTGTATGACTTCGTGAGACCCCGTAACCCAATACGTTTCTGCCTCATCAATTTTAATCGCAACACCAATGACTTGGAATCTTGCATCTCGGATATACTCCTCTGTTGTAAGACCTGATAAACTAAAACCTACATCGTAGTAGGTTTCAAAATCTAGTGTGACTAGTTGCATGTATGCTTTCTTTTAAATGATCGATAATACTAACAGAACCACAACAAAAATACAAGCCATGATTTTCTGATTTCTATCTTCATTCTTTTCAAACTCATCACGTTTATATTGTGTACCCCATGCCTCATAAGATGAACGAGGTGTAGGTTTATCGAGTGAGTCAGGTTGGAAAAATCGCCACCCTTTCTTTGCGTTTTTCGCAAATACTTTAAGTTGCCATGTTTCAAATTCTCGAATTGCTTGTCTTGCGCTTGGGTTAAAGTTATTTAAATTTGCTTTTTGCACAAATGTTCTCCTTTTATTTTGCGTATTTTTCAAATTCGTTACGGCACTCAACCGAGCACCAGCGACGGTCGTCTTTAACGGGTGTTTCACACCATATACAGTTCCCTGTTTGATTAGAAGGTTTTTTGATTTTATCATGTGCGTTCCTTATACCGACATCAATAGCGTGTTGTACCAAATCATTAGCCATATCGATGTCATCACTCATCGTATAAACATCTTATCTTTTGATTGAACATAAAAATACTTACGCCATACTTCTCCTCTAACTTGAGCTTTTGGTAAATTAATTAAACCTTTTTTATCTAGGTCTCTAATTCTTTGGTGATTGCCATGAGCGTGTAGAATGATATGGTTTCTACTTGCATTAGGGTGATCTTCCATATACTTATTTACAATAGCAATAAGTTCTTCGTCTGTTTTCTTTTTGTAATCCGCTACCATTTAATACGTTGCCTCTCCTACTAAATTAAAAAGTTCTTGTTGTATTTGTGTCGCTGTTTGTTTAGGTTCTTGATCTAGTCTTATCACTTTAGCATGAGGGTTCTTTTCTGTAAACCACTTTGCTTCCTTGACAGACCATCGATACTTGCGTATGACTTCGCCCTCATCATCTACGACTGCGTAACTAAACGGAATCATTTCTTTTCTTGCGTCTGTTCTGTGGGTTTGTCAAGACCTATATCTTTTTTAATATCCCCTCCCCAAACTGCAATCCACAAAGTTAAATAAATAGCAAGTATAACTGCACCTGTTTCCATATTAAAAACTCCTTTGTTCAAAACATTCAAGGTGCGACTTTACATAAAAGTTAGGTTTAATTTCTTCATAAAGTTCACCCTGTATACATTTAAGATTCGCCTTGTATTTCTTTTGCGTATTAGTTGCTTCCATCACTGCCCATGTAAGTAATATACCTATGATAAATCCTACTACTCTCCTATATTGTCTATAAACTCTACACATCTTATTACCTTTAATTACATTATATAAATTACATCTTATGGCAGGTTTGTTTTGTGCTATCAAATACTGTTCACCTACTACCTGCACCCCTGCTTGAGTAGCAACGCTTGTGGCAACAGTCATACACCCTAAATTAAAGACCACTATAAGCATCAGTAAGACGTTGCGTAGACTCACGATAACTTTTAACTCCTGTAATTTTTTCAGCTTTTTCTTCACACTTATATAATGGTGTGATCGTTATGTAATGTTTCTTATTGGGTAGATCTCTTATCCACGATAATTCTTTAGGCCTAAATTGTGTAATCGATGACCATACAAGGTCACCATTAATATTAAATTCTTCTGTCGCCCACGCGTATGGTTGTTTGGGTAATCCGTTTTTAAGGGTTTCTTGCATATTTACTACCACCTTGTTTATAAAATATTAAGTTTGACCATTTGACTACGGGTTGCAATCCTGCCCATGATTTTGGTTTCTTAATTGTTGTGTCATGAAAGTGTGTCGCTCCATAACTATAATCTACTTCTAATCTATGTAATACTCTGTACGCTATGTTTTTATATTCCTGTCGGATCACCGACGGAGGTTTAACTATACCATACCAACTAAATTGTGCGGGTCTTTTCATTTGATAGCATATGTTCTTATGTTCAAACTCGGCTCTGCGCAGTAAGACGTAACCTACTGCAATCTGTGCTTCTTTTGGTTCATGCGCCGACTCCATGTAAATGGTTGTGGCTAGGCATAACAATGCTTGATCTAGCATAATGACCTCCTTGTTTAAGGGACTATATTATTTTTTGTTTGAGGTAGCTTCTTTGATGAGGCGTTGTAGATACCAATCTGCTTTACGCAAATCTTCTACGCCGTTTTTAAATTTCCAACGCCAAACATATTTGATAATGTTAGCAGTGCATACTGCCTCGATTCCAAATAGTCCTTTGGTGGCTTCCTTGATAGCGTCGATACATTCAATCGCGCCTTGTGTGTAATGCGACGGGTGATTCACATTATCTTTAATTACTTTTACTGCTTTACTTTTATATCTACTAAGAATTGATCTTAATCTTGTCATTGTATCTCCTTTACTAGAGCCAATAGTGACTCTATATTACCTTCGTTTATCACGATTGCCAAGCCCTGATTGCGTTTTATGTCATCAATGTTGCGTAATTGCAACAAAGTAGGCTTGTTATCGCCCGATTTACACTCAATACCAATGAATTTACCCTTATAACACGCAATAATATCAGGCACGCCACTCCTACCAAACCCTGTTGCCATTGGTGAGAAATGGTATGCGCCTAGATCATCTAATATCTTTTTGACTTTCTTCTTTACTTTACTTTCAGGTGTTGCCATATTAAATCACAGGAATGACGTTTAACTCTGATTGGCTTGATGTCCATATTGCCCCCGCATCATTACCCTCATCATCACGCATCGCAAGTATCCAATGACCATCTTCAAACTCAATCACAAGTCCTGATCTATCCCATGCAATATCTTCACGTTCACGATCAGTTAAATATCTAACACGTCGTATCGTTTTACCTACTAAAAAATTACTAGCTAGGTTGCCCCAATACTCTCTGAGTTCTGCATTACTTGGTACATTAATTGTGTCCGTCATTTTTATTCCCCGTTTCTTTTAGTTTATGTTGATTAACACTTACTTTCATGCCCCACATAATTGCATCAAAGATGTTTGATTGTTCGAAAATATCTCGCTCTTTAATCTGTTGTTCCCATTGCACTTGATCTTCTATATCGTCATTAGTCTTCACATCGTCCTCCTACACAAGCACGTCCAATGATCTCGTTTTCTAAATCGTTGTATGCGTCAGCTTGAATTAAATGATCTTGATACTTCTTTAATCGGTCATACAATCTATGCTCGGTCTCAACGCTATAAGCATTTACAACAAAGCCTTTCTCTCTTAATGGTTCAGCTAATACTGTATTGACGTGGTCACTAGGTTCAACACCCCATTTAACTACCTCGTCATACTTCGCGTCTTCCATCGATACTTCTAACACTACACTAAACTTTTTCATATGCTCTCCTATCTAATAAACGTAATAATAGTCATAAACAAAGCAACGCCCCAAGCGATTACCTCACGGGTTTTCATCATGCGTATTTGGTCACGCGGTAAGGTCACATATTGGGACATATAAATTTCTCTCTCGTGATTACTTGGTTTTGTTTTTATGTTGATTGATTGTTTCATTTTTTATCCCCTTGTATAAGGTTAATGATCTCTGCCTTTGCTTGTGCCTTACCATCTGCTAGTCCATGTTCATACGCGCTATCAACATAGAATCTGATCTCGTTAAACTCTTTATCAAATCGTTCTGCCATTTTAGCTTGTATGTCGTCCATGATTTTAGTTATTGCTTCCATCTTTTTTCTCCTTAAATGTTATTGATACATTCTTCCTACTCCGTCTAAAATACTTTGTAAATCTTTAGCTTCAAAATCAGTCTTATTAAATGCGAACGGCGACCTTCTACCATTAGCGTGTTTAACGTAGCCTGTCACTACTACTTGCTCGACTATAATTTGTTTTTGTTTCTTTTCAGTAGTCACCATCGGGGTCTCCATATTTCTGTGCTTGGTGTTCTAGTATATCACGATTGACTTCGTATTCAACTTCATCTAGTGTTCGTTCAATCTCATCAATGGCGTCTCTTTGGTGATCTTCTAAATGAAGTGTATCCTCCGAGCCGTCTTCCCAACGATACCCAATCCCCCACGACTTAATGCGTAGTGGTTCTTGAGGTGATGGCGGGTCTAAGTCGCGTTCTAATC